GCCTTGCCCGAGCCGGTATAGTGTGCGGCACAAGTGGTTAACAGGTTCCGCGATCAGACGACCGCCCACGTACAGCTGGGAGCAGAACTCGGCAATATCGGAGCTGTAGCCGGTGGACTCGACGGAGATCATGTGCTTGATCTTCCGAAAACTGAGACGCTCAGGCATGCTGCCGTCGCGGAGGAACCACCGCTTAGGTCCGTAGATGCTAGCATCATCGCCGGAGGCCAGCACGCAAAAGTCGCGACGCACGTGGAGATTGGGCAGAGTGGTCTTGACTGCCAGGCTGGCGCAATTGTCGATGGTGTTGAGCGTCCAGGTGAAAGGGAAACCAGACGGCAACATGTGCCCCAACTCGAGGGTGCCCATCCTCGTCTTGTGTAGCAAGAGCATGAACATGTCGAGAACAGGTTCCGGCATACCGGTGGAGCGCAAAAGGTATTCCCAGAAGACGAGGTAGCACTCGTTCTGCTGGGAATCCCAGGCCTTGTAGTCGTTGTTCCACACGGGTGACCCAGGCGAAACACCTTCAAGCCCCTCCGCTATTGCGCTCGCCAACTCCTCTGAAGTCTTCTCAGTATTGAGAATGACGTTGGGTGGGAGAGCCGCCAATATCAGTTTCGTCAAGTACTTCGAGGCCCCGCATTGCATGAGGTTCCACTGCGTTTGAAAACCGGTGATCATCTGCCCCTTCTTGGCGTTGGAGAAAATCGCAGCCATCTTCGTGACGCTCTGAGCTTTATGGAAGGTCTGATATTCCATGATGTTGGCGTCAGCAGTGATCTTCCCGCGGTTGGCAACATGATAGCTGGGCCCTTTCGCGTAGAAAGCCTCAAGTGCGTCAGCTACACAGCGCTCGTAAAGGACCGGATCCCAAGCGGGTAAAGACTGTCCGGGCGGGAGGAAAACGGCGTGGAAAGCCTTGAACAAGCCGAGGCCGCCGCCAGTGAAATGCGTGAACGGCTTCTTGGGTCCAGTGAAGCGCACGTCGAAGTTCCAGGCATGAGTCACAGCGTCTTTATTGTGATGTCTGACGTAGACAGCGGTGGCTAACGAACGAGTGTCGATTTGATCAGTGAGACCATACCGTGTGAGCGCCTCGCGGTACTCGATGCGATTGTCGGCGCAAACCATCTCGACGACCATGTCTCGGGTGCTCTCATCATCACAGATGTCGCGCAGATTGAAGCTGGCCAGATCATCGTCTAGCAAAGCGTCGTGTTCCTCGACGGCACCCGTGGGGGGTTCGGGAAGGCTCTCAGGCTCCTCATCGCAGGGAGCGTCGTAAGGAAGGAACTCGTCAAGCTCCTCAACGGCGGTCACGGCTATGGTGCGGCGCTGCTCTTGCGAAGCGGTATGAAAGTTTCCGGGGCGGGGGGTCTCCTCAGCGTTGGAGAAAAGCGAGGAAGGCGGTGCCAGAGCCGCGATGGTGCCGAAAGTTAAGGCTTTAATATGGGCGCCTAACGTCTGATTGCCCAACCCGTACCCGAGCATTTCCCGGTACCCGACGTGCTTCATCTGGCCCAACCGCAAGACGTCTTTGAGATGTGACGGCTTGTTGTGTTCCACGTGGGCACGCACAGCTGAGGCCAGCCCTACCACAGAATGAGTCCGGAGGTAAGTGATGAGCCCACGGAAGATCGGTGAGCGGGAGGAAGCTGCAAGACGGGTGTCATTGCCGTCTATGAAAACTTCAATGTCCCCGCGGGAGCGCGTCAAAGCCACGAACCAATCATAGTCAGTAGCCCAGATCGCGGCCCGATCCACATGCAAAAGCACCTTGTCGAAGCTTTGACCTTGGCTTCCATCGATGGTGTACACTTCACCGAATTCCCTGAGTGCAGACGCAGAAGTGCCGTTGAACGTTAGCACTGTGCAGTTCTTGGGATTGCGTGCCATACGGTGAAGCTGCCCGGGGCCGTCATGACCGCCAGTTGCGCCCAACAGCTGTGCCACTGCCACAGGTAAACGTCTCTGCTCATGGTAGTATGCCACAGCAGCAGGGCTAACTCGGTGGATGTTGCTGACCGAGGCTCGCGACAATGAAGGGACGTTGCCGACGGGGTAGCTCTTCTGCGCTGGGTCCCCCGTGAAGAAGACATGCTTGACCTCAGCGTGGGTGAGCAGGAACAGATCCAGGATGGGGGGGGTCAAGCCGATGTCATCGAAAAGCACCACAGCACTTGCCGGCTGGTAAAGCGCCAGCTCCCAGGTCTTAAAGATCGGTACGCTGCCCTTATAGCCGCTCTCGCGCTTAAGGTCGTTGCGGAGAGTGGTGGTCGGTGCGATCACAGTTAAACCACGCATTTTATGCCCGGCTGCGACGGCAGACTGGATGATCTTCCTGAAGCCGTGAGACTTCCCCGTACCGGGTTCGCCGAATATGCCGGAGAGCTGCACCATTCGTGTGGTCGGTGCACTGTCAAGCATACCACCCCAGAGCTTCACCTTGTCCGAATTCTCAGGTTTGGAACCCAACCTGCCGAACCTGTCGTGTGTGATGGCGGACAGCATGGCCTTGGCCTGCTCAAGGGATGGCCGAAACTGAATCTTGTGAGGCCCGCACAGCTCGCCAAAAGGCACGTTGAAGGGGGTTGTGAGGTCCGGCTTATTCCCGGCCCGCCAGTGATTGTCTGCGAAGACGAGCGCACCTGATGGTTTGCCGTCGCCCACAGTGAAACCACCCGCGGGGCTCATGACCTCGAAGGATTCGCCAGTCACCTTTGCCACAGCCTTCACGGCACCTATGCCGAGTGGGCCCTGGTCAGGACGCACGAGACCCAAATCCTCAAAAGCGCGAAGCGTAGCAGCCGGATCGGTGCTGATGGCGGCCATGGCCTCAGGCAAGCAGCGGTTAGCCACGGCGGTG